GGCAGCAGGTCGAGGCACTGTCCGNGAGCCGCGACGCCGGGATGCCCGCGGTTTTGGGCGACATCTACAGCAAAAGTTACTATAAGACAATCTTTGAGGTACAGAAGGGCTTTCGCATTGGATCGACGTTTGCACAGCTCGACACAAGGACGATCGATAATGTTTTAAGAAACCCCTGGGCGCCGGACGGCAGCGATTTCAGCGCCAAGATCTGGAGCGACCGCGAAAGGCTGGTCAGCGAGATCCAGTCGAAGCTTGCACAGGCGTTTATCCGCGGGGACGCGCCGGACAGGGCGATCAAGGAGATCACGGAGCGTTTCGGCGTGGCGAAGTCGGCGGCCGGCAGGCTGGTCATGACCGAGAGCGCGCACTTCGCAAACGAAGGGTCCGTGGCGGCCTACGAGGAGCTGGGCGTTGAGGAATACGAGTTTATCGCCACGCTGGAGCTGCACACCTGCGAAATCTGTGGGGAGCTCGACGGCAAGGTGTTCAAGCTTTCCGATAAGCAAACGGGCGTCAATTACCCCGGTGATACCATCCCCTGGTGCCGGTGCACGACGGCACCGTACTTCGAAGACAATTACACCGAGCGTTTCGCGCGGGGGCCCGATGGGAAAGCTTATAAAGTGAGCGGGGACACGACTTACAAACAGTGGCGAAAGCAGATTGAAGAGCAGTACGGGAAAGAAAATGTCGACAGGACCATAAAAATGCAAAGGAACGAGCTTTCCGACAAAGAGGCTTACAAGCGATATAAAGCAGCCCTGGGATCGAAAAACGTTCCGGGATCGTTTGAAAAGTTCAGGGACATCAAGTATTCGGACTCGGAGGAATGGGGCGTCCTGAAAGCCCAATACAGGGGCATGACCTATTACGAGAAGGCCGTCCGGAATGAGCCGGAGATCACGGAGGCAGTCAAAAATACGGCCGGGAAGGCCGGAATGAAGGCGGCCGGACTCGAATACCGGATCAAAGGAAAAGATTCTTATTTGCGAAAGATCCGGTCAAATTTCAGTCCGGAAAGCAACGAGTACGAGGTCAAGGATATCCTGCGCTACACCTACACGGCCGGGCCTAAAGAACTTTCCGGAAAGACGCTCAAGGCCATTGACGAGTTTACAGAGAATGGATACAATACAATTGAGGTAAAAAATACGTGGCTCAGCCCTTTGAATCCGTATAAAGGCGTCAACACCACGGTGAGGGCTCCGAACGGGCAAAAGTTTGAGCTTCAGTACCATACGCCGGAAAGCTTCGCCCTGAAAGACGGCCAATTGCATAAACTTTACGAGCAATGGAGAATTATAAAAGAAAAGGCATCCCCGGAGGCAATTGATTTAATGGCAAAAATGCAAAACCTTTCATCCGGGCTTCAAAAGCCGGTCGACATTGAGAAAGTGAGGTGAGGACGTGCAATATTATTTGATCAAGGACTTAAATCAGCTTGGCCGGATCGAAAACCATATCCCATATATCTATCACAAGGGCAAGGGCTGGCTGGTAGACCATGACAACATACTGATGGACAGGGTAATCGGGTATGACGGGCAAGAAATCGGCAGCGCGTCCATGCTCACCAGGGTCGACGACATTTCGGAGGAAGACGCACAAGAATATATCCGGGAAATGCAATAAAACCGCCTTTTGGAAAGAGGGCGGTTTTTTATACCCAAAAACAGGGAGGCGGTGGATTGGTTGTCATTATCAGCGACAAAAAGCAAAGCGAGTATGCGGATTTCGTGGCGGAAACCCTTGAAATGTTAAGCGAGCACAAAATCAAGGGGCTCGCGGTCGTCGCGCTCTGCGAGAGCGGGGAAAACCTGACGGGCTATTGGAATATGAGCCTGCGGGATAAGGCGACGGCCGAAACGGAGATCCGATACGACGTCGTAGACGGTTTGATTATGGCAAACCGCGATCGATATTTCGAGGAATTCGAAGAAGAAACTTAGCGCTTTTCATTCGGCCGCCGGGAGGGCGGTATTTTTATGCCCTGAGCACGGCGCAAAACGGCTCATTATTTCGCTGGTCCCGCAGCGACAACAACGGGAGCGCCCAACGCGGACCGAGACCGCGACAACAAAGCGAAGGCGCGCGGAGGATTTATGACAAAGGAACAGCTTACGGCATTAGGGCTTACGGACGAGCAAGCGGAGAAAGCCATCGGGTTATACTCGGAGGAAATGAAGGGCTTTGTCCCGCGCTCGCGGCTCCAGGAGGAAACCGATAAGATCGCCGGCCTGCAAAAACAGCTTTCGGATCGCGACAAGGATATCAAAACCTTACAGTCGGCGGCCGGAAAAGGCTCCGAGCTCGAAAAACAGCTTTTCGAGCTTCAGGGAAAGTATAAGGCCGACACCGAGGCGCTTAACAGACAAATCGCGCAGACCAAATTAAATGCGGCGCTTGACGCTGCGATCCTGAAGGAAAAAGGGAAAAATCCGAAGGCGATCAAGGCGCTGATCGACGCCGAAAAGCTGAAGCTGAAGGACGACGGCACGATCGACGGACTCGATCTTGCCGCACTCAAAACGTCGGACCCATATCTGTTTGAGATCGAGACGACAACGGTCGAAGGGACCGGCGGAGCGGGAGGCGGCGACGGTTCTGGTGGCAAAGCCGACCTGAGCAAAATGACCTATACAGAGCTTGCAGCTTACATGGCGGCAAACCCGGGCATCAAAATCTAATGATAACAAGGAGAGATAAATATGGCTGAGTATACTCAAACCAAGTTTGACAGCAAGAGCTTTAACCCGGTGGCGTTCGGCGCTTACGTTGACCGGATTCCCACCACCAAGCGCAATGAACTGATCAAGTCCCGAGCCCTGAAGGGTAACCAGCAGATCCGGGAGGCGTTTTCCAGCCAGACCGGTACTGCCTATGCAACGATCCCCATGACCGGTCGTATCGGCGGCACCCCGCAGAACTATGACGGCGAAACTGATTTCGTTCCTGAGAGCACGACCACCTTTGAGCGTGGCGTCGTGGTGATCGGACGTATGAAGAGCTGGACAGAAAAGGATTTCTCCACCGACATCACTGGCGGCGTGAACTTCATGGACAACGTTGCGGCACAGGTGGCCGAGTACTGGGACGGCGTTGATCAGGACACGCTCTTGAGCATTCTTAAGGGCATTTATTCCATGACCGGAACGGCCAACCTGAAATTCGTGAACGGCCACACTCTGGATATTACCGCTGAGGCCGGCGATGACAGCGACGGTAACCCCAAGAATCACGCGGGAGTTACCACCCTAAATACCGCGATCCAGCAGGCCAGCGGAGACAACAAATCCGCCTTTACCATCGCCATCATGCATTCTACGGTGGCAACGAACCTCGAAAACCTGCGCCTGTTGGCTTATTTGAAGTACACTGATGCGCAGGGAGTGCAGCGCGACCTTGGTATTGCCACATGGAATGGCAGGGCCGTCCTGATCGATGATTCCATGCCTATTGAGGAGGTCGAGGCCGCCGGTGAGGTCCCTGCCTACACCAAGTACACCACGTATGTTCTCGGTGACGGCGCTTTCGACTATGAGAACATCGGTGCAAAGGTTTCCTACGAGATGGACCGCGATCCTAAGGTCAACGGCGGCCAGGACACTCTGTATGTCCGCCAGCGAAAGGCGTTCGCTCCCTTTGGCATTTCCTACACCCGCAACACTCAGGTCAAGCTATCTCCGACCTCCGCCGAATTGGAGACTGGAGCAAACTGGACTCTGGTCCACAATGGCGAGAGCACCAAGCAGTACATTGACCACAAGGCGATTCCCATCGCCCGTATCATTTCGCGAGGCTGATATCACAGGGGAGGTGTTATCCTCCCCTATTTCAAAGGCGGTGATGATTTGAGCGTACCGAAATTGAAAATCTTGCTTGGAATCCAGGAGGACGAAAGCAAGGAATTCCTGGCGGAGTTCGCGTATGAACAGGCGGGCGACATGGTAAAAAACTACTGCCGGATCGACACCGTGCCGGCCGCGCTTGAAAACGTCGTGCTGTCCATGGCGATCGATCTGTACAGGTCCCAGAACCTGGGCGGGGAAGACGCGGCTACGGGCCCGGTCAAATCGATTTCTGAGGGTGACGTNCTCGGTGTCGTTCGGGTCCGCCGCAAGTACTTCGGATAATCCGGCGATGAAGTTCCTAAAGGATTACCATGGCGCAGCTCGACCGCTTCCGGAAGGCGGGGTGGTAATGTGGGCGGACTGACCGCAGCGCGGGCCGCCGCCAGGATGGCCGTCGAAAAGCTGTTTGAGGGCTCCTGCGTCATAACGGGTTACCAGGGCATCAAAAACCAGGTGACGAAAGAGATGGAAACGGTCCCTGCAACCTTATATTCCGGCGCGTGCAGGGTGTCAAAAGCGACGGCACGCGCGAATCAGACCGAAAGCACGGACGATATCGATTACGACGCGGTGATCTTCCTTTCGCCCGGCGCGATCATAACGGCGGGGTGCAAAATCACGGTGACGCAGTACGGGGTAACGGCCGCTTTCGAACAGGCCGGGGAGCCGTCCGTTTACGCGACGCACATAGAGGTCAAGGCCCGGCGGGTGACGCGGGCGTGAGCAAATGGGGCAAATTTGAGTTTGACGACTTAAAGAAGTTTGCAAAACAGCTCGAACAAATCCGGGAAGAGCGGGAACAGCTTTGCATAGAGGTCGAGAAGGCGCTTGCAGCGCGACTGTTGGCGAAAGTTATACCGCGAACGCCGACTGGGAATTATCCACCCGGATCGGGAAAAGTTGGTGGGACGCTAAAAAGAAGCTGGCAGGTTACAGATATTATAAAAAAAGGCGACATTTACGAAATCTCGATTTTCAATCCTGTGGAATATGCGCCGTATGTCGAGTATGGCCACAGGCAGGAGGTCGGAAGATTTGTGCCTGCCATTGGCAAGCGGCTGAAAAACGCGTGGGTGCCGGGGCGGTTTATGCTGACGATCTCCGAACAGGAGCTCCAAAGGGACGCAGCCCGGATCATCGACAGAAAAGTGACGGAATTTCTGATGAAGAGGCTGGGAGGATAATATGACGGTCACACAGATCAAAAACTCCATCGCCGTGAAGCTCGACGGGGCGTATCCGGGGTTTCCGATATACGGCGAGGAGATCCGGCAGGGCTTTGAGGCGCCTTGCTTTTTTGTGCGGGCTCTGAGCTCGTCGGGGACGAAGGAGATCGGCCGGCGCCGGCGGCGCAGCGCGGATTTCGATATTCATTACTTCCCCGATCCGGGCGCGAAGCAAAACGACGGCCTTTACGCCATGGGCGACGCGCTGATGGAGATCTTCGAGCATCTTGAGGCGAGCAGGACTTTATTAAAGCCCGCGAACGCGCGGTATGAGATCGTCGACGGCGTACTGCATTTCTTCCTGTCGTTTGACTGGTTCGCGCTGTCCGGCGCGGACGACCCGACGCTGATCGCGGATATTGATATGGAGGCAGAATATGGCTAAAAGCAATTTACAGGATAAGACGGGGGCGGTGTCCGGAGAGGCGGCCGCCCCGAAATTCACGCTTTCGCAGCTTTGCGGGTCGAAACGCTTCACCCGGACGGAAAAGATGATTCTGGGCGTTGTGCTCGACTCCGGCGGGGAATACACGATCGGCGAGGCAAAGGCTGCGATCGAAAAATTCTTGAAAAAGGAAGTGGTTTGATTGGCCGGCGGAACATGGAAAAGTCAGAACAAGGTCCGCCCCGGGGTCTATATCAATGTGGTCGCAAAAAATGAACAGGACGCCTATGCCGGCGAGCGGGGCGTGCTCACCATGCCGGCTGCCCTGAACTGGGGGCCGGAAGGCACATTGATGACGATTACGGCGGGGGAGGATACCTTTGCAAGGCTCGGCTATTACAGCTATGAGATTTTGCTTTTAAGGGAGGCGTTCAAGCACGCGCGGACGGTCCTTTTATACCGAGTGAACACCGACGGCGTCAAAGCGACGGCGACAGCCGAAAACCTGACGATCACGGCGAAATACGCGGGAACGAGGGGAAACGACATCAGGATCACGGTCGCGGTCAATGTCGACGACGACACAAAATTCGATGTGACGACCTATGTCGAGCTCGCGGAAATCGAGACACAGACGGTCGGAACGATCGCGGAGCTCGCGACCAACGATTTTGTCATCTTCTCAGGGACGGGCACTTTGGCGGCGACGGCGGGCACCCCGCTTACGGGAGGTACGGACGGAACGGCGGCCGCAGCAAACTATATCGCTTATCTGGAAACGGCCGCGGCTTTGACATTCAACACAATGGCGGTGCCGGTATCCGACGGCGAAACCAAGGCGCTGGCCGCGGCCTTCGCGAGGCGAATGCGCGAGGAAGAGGGCAGGAAAATCCAGGTCGTACTCGCCGACTACGCCGCGGCGGATTACGAGGGCGTTATATCGGTGAAAAACGGGGTTGTTTTGTCCGACGGTACCGTGATCGACAAAACGAAAGCCGTCGCATGGGTCGGCGGGGCGACCGCCGGCGCCGGGGCCGCCGAGTCGCTTACCTACACGGAATACGACGGCGCAATCGCGGTCGATACGGTATACACAAACACCGAGATCGAGGCGGCGCTCCGGGCGGGCGAATTTTTATTTACCGAAAGCTACGGCCGGATCGTCGTCGAACAGGATATCAACACCCTTGTCACCTACAGCGACACAAAAAACTATGCCCTGTCGAAAAACCGGGTGCTGCGGGCGCTTGACGGGTACCTGGGCGACATCAAAAAGGCCTGCGACCTTTACTACATCGGAAAGATCGGCAACGATTCGGACGGCCGCAACACGATCAAGGCGTACGCGATCAGGCTTGCGTCGGAGTATGAGGCCATGGGCGCTTTACAGAACTTCGATCCTGAAAACGATATTTCGGTGAGCGCGGGAGCTGCCATCGACGCCGTGGTCCTCACTGCGTACCTGCAGCCGGTCGACAGTGTCGAAAAGATCTATGCGACCATCACGGTAGGGGAGGCTTAAAGATGGGCTTTATGAAATTGTCCGACGCCTTAAACGGCACGGAGGGGCGCGCGTACACGATCATCGACGGCACGCGCGAGGAGATGTTTTATCTCCGCAATATCGAGGCGACGGCAGAGAAAAGCAAGGTCGAGGGCAAAACCCTGGGCCGCCGCGGCACGCAGCACAGGGCGAACGGATGGAACGGCACGGGCAGCGCGAACATCTACTATGTGACGACCCGGTTTCGCCAGATCATGCTGAAATACATCAAAAGCGGGGTCGACACGTATTTCGACGTGCAGATCGTAAACGAGGACCCGGCGAGCACCGTCGGCCTGCAGACGGTGATTCTGCGCGACGTGAACCTGGACAGCGTTGTCATGGCAAAGCTCGACGTCGATTCCGACTTCCTCGACGAGGACGTCGATTTCACCTTTGAGGATGTGGACATCCTCGACAGCTTCGGGAAACCCACGCTGATCAGCGACTGATTTCTTCGAGGGGGTATCCGATACCCCCTCATTACAAAAATATTTTGGAGGTAGTGTTATGAGCGGGTTAAGCGCATTTCTGATGCAGAATGCAAAACAGATAGAAAACATAAAGGTCGCGGTTTCGGACCGTTTTAAGGGGGAGGACGGGAGCCCTGTCTTGTGGGAGCTTCGGGCGCTTTCCGAGACGGAAAACGAGGCGCTTCGAAAAAGCTGCACCAAGATCGTCAAGAACAAGCGGATGGAAACCGAGAAAAACGGACTTCAACCTTTACACGGGCAGGCTGGTCGTTGCCTGCGTCGTATATCCCGACTTAAACGACGCCGCCCTGCAGGACAGCTACGGCGTGATGGGCGCGGACTTGCTTGTCAAGAAGATGCTGACGGCGGGGGAATACGCGGCACTTATGGAAAAGGTGCAAGAGGTCAACGGCTTTGACAAGGACATGGCGGAGCTGATCGACGACGCAAAAAACTGATCAAGGAGGGCGACGGCGAGGCGAATTACGCCCACTACGCCCTCCATAAGCTGAATATCACGCCCGGCGCGCTTCTCGATCTGTCGCAGCGCGAGCGGGCGTTTATTTACGCGTCGATCGACTTAAATGTCGAAAACGAGAAGCGTGAGGCGGCGAAGGCGAGGCGGAAGAGGTAAAATTCCCGGGCGGGTATGGAAATCTCCCCGCGAATGATGTATAATTATGGAAACATCAGGGAAGGCGGGGGGATTTTAATAATGGGGTGGCTTATAGCAAGTATTGCTTCCGGTCTTATGTCTATTGCTTGTATAGCCGCGACGATAGAAAATAAATCTATGGGATTGCCATGGGAAATGAATATAGCTCCGGATATATTTATACTGATCCTGACCGCTGTTTTTGTTAAAAAGTACCGTGGCCGTAAAACAGGGAAAAGCGCACGTATAAAATTAGGCGAGAGGAGAGACCGCAATAAAAAGCTCCCCCGACAAAGGCTTAGACGGAATACTAGCCCTTACAAGATTACGTCAGAAATAATACCTAATGAGCTTCCACAACATGTAATTGACGACATGCGATCATCTTATACGAAAGAAAATATTCAAAATGATCTGAGAATCCTTCAAGAGTCGCTGGATATAATTGAAATGACCGAAAACATAGAGACGTTTTTTTCAAGATGCTATGTGGCCTTGCGAAGTGTTTGCACCTTGGAACAAGCCAAGAAATCGGGGATACATGTTGAAGTTTCGGATGACCTTCCAGAATTGATTTTAGACATTAAAGATAAAATGAAGCCGATAGTTTTAACAAAGTCTTACAAAAAATGATGGGGGAGGCGGACAAACTAAAAACACAAAAGGGGAAAAATGAACGGTATAAAAAGTATCTCGAAATTTTGCGTAAATACGAAGACGAATACGAGTTTACTGGCAAATCGGAATACGATTCAATCGTAAACGAATTAAGCAAAGAAATTGAAATGTGCAATATCGGTCAAATTACGGGAAAGCGGCCTCCTTCTGGAGGTTGATCTTCTAAAGGCAATATTCGAAGGCATTGTTAAAAAGTATCAGGCATTTGCAGTGCCGGCCCTTGCGCCGCTTATCCGGACGTTATATAATAGCATGAGGTGAGGCGGATGGATAAGCTGGATTTAATCCTGGAAAAGCTGGACCAGCATGATAAGCGTTTTGATAATATCGAAAACGAAATTAAAAGTGTCAAAGCTCAAATAGGTGATTTAAG